AAGCCCGAGCATTCCCTTGAGTCGGGTGAACGCATTCCGCAACCCAAGCACTTCGGCAATCTTGTCTCGAAACTTCCACAAAGCCATCGCCGCAGCAATCGCTGCAATAATCACCAACCCAACGCCAGTCGCTGCCCACAGAGCCGTGAACGCCGTAGCCAACGCACCGGCTGCTATTGTTGCGCCACCCTTCGCAACCGTCGTCAACCCAATCATCCCAAGGAACTTCAACGCCACTGCGCGAAATCCACCATAGGTCAACGACATCGCCTTGACTGCCGTGTTGAGCAACCACGTAGCAGCAGTCGTCAGGCCCGTCTTCGTTGCAAACCCAGCCATAGCCGTAGCTGCCAACCCTAGCTGCCCGACCATCAGAATCAGCACAGGCGTAAGCGCGACAACCGCCGCCACCATCAACCTCGCCTTCTGTTCCGCTGGCGTCAACTTGACGAACCAATCCACGAGCTTCTGCACTGCTGGCACAACCTTCTCGTTGACAACTGCCAGCAAATCCTGAAAGGACGGAGCTAGCTTGTCGCCAATCTGCTGCGCCGTAACTACAAACTGCTGCTTCAATTTTTCCCAGGCAAACCCAGCCGCATTGATGCCATTCTGCTGCTCATTCAGAGCTTCGCTCAGAGTGCCAACACTTCCATCCATTGCGTCGAGGTTGCTCGTAAACTTCTCGGCCTGAACGCCAGCAATACCAGCGATGAAATCCCAAGATTCCGTGGATTCAAACAACTTCGCCATCTCGCCAACATTCCCGCCAGTCGTTCCTGCTAATGCGGTCAGTGTTCCCTGGAACCCCAGACTCGCAATCGCCGCCTCTCCCGTCTCAAATCCAATCGAGTGCAATGCACCAACCATCTCCTCAGACGGTTTCTTCAGCCCAACCAATGCCCCACGGAATTGCGTGGATACTTCAGACGCTCCACCAGTCACACCGGTCATCGTAGCGAATACCGCATTTAACTCCTGTTGCGTGATATTCAATCCAGACGAACTCACAGCCACCTTGCCGATAGCACGGGCTAATTCTGGAAAGCTCGTCTGTCCTAATTTGACCGTCGTGAACGCTAAGTCGGCGGCTTGCCTGACACCTTCCGCTGTCGTAGTTCCGTAGGCTTTCGTAACAGCACTGGTCAGAGCGATGGCGTCAGAGGTTGTCGCCATCCCAGCAGCCGCCGCTTCCACATTCGTCTTAAGAATCGACGCCGTATCTGCCCCATCCCCGAACGCAGAAATAACCTGATAGAGTCCCTCCGAGATATCGGTCGTGCTTTTCCCTGTGGCAATCGCCATGTCCTGCACAGCGACCTTTAATTCCTCAACCCTCCCAACATTCCCAGGAATCAAGGTCGCAACATTTGCCATCGACTCATTCAGGTCAGTCGAGAACTTCAGAGCAGCCGTCGCCGCGCCAAGCATCGGAAGCGTAATGCCAGCCGTCAGCTTCGCGCCGGTATTCCGAACCTGCTTGCTCGCCGCACCGATCTGCTGGCTTGCGCTCTGGGCATTCTTCACCGCTTTCGCCATGCCAGCACTGAACTGGTCACGCAGACGAAAGACGGCCTCAATGGTTCCGGCTGTGACAGCCATGACGGTTACTCTCCCTTAACGATTGCCACCTCGTTAGCGATGACCTCTTCAATCATCGGCACATTATCCAGATTGTCTCCCTTCTTCATATTGTCGAATCTATGCTTGGACGCTGCGTATACCCGCATCCTTAGAATCTCAAATATAAGTTTCCTGTAGTCCTTGTCCAGTTCACGAACCGCCTCGCTCGGCAGACACTGAAACTCCTCGCATATCCTCGAAACGATCCATGCCTCCGGTGGGCTTGCGCCCTCCATCCCATTTAAGGAACGATGAAGAGCGATTAGTCGTTTTTTGCCTCATCCTCTGTTGGCGGCTTGTTGCGTTCATAGACCTCACGCGACAACCAATCGGCGGTCTTCGCATCCAAGTCGCGAATCTTATCCAGCGTCACCTTGCCTTCATAACTCCACCCGACAACCGCTTTCCGAATCAGTGTTTCTGGGTCGTACGCTTCATAGCCTGATCGTCCCTTTGGCTTCTCCTCGTCCTTGTCTTCCTTCGGTTTTGCCGACCGCATAATAGCCTCAAACACATCACCGCCCATACGCTTGACCTGACCAACGTCACGCTCCTGCTTGGCATCAACCGCCTCATCCATCGCAGTCCACGACAATTGGCGCAACTCAACCCACTCGCCATCCTCATGCGGGATATCTACCTTCTCCACTATCTTGCTAACAAGCACTGAGCCTCCTTATCCTTTGTTATCAAACGCCTTGAATACCTCATCGAACTCTTCAGCGATTTCGTCTCGCATCTTCTTCGCGTCTTCGTTCACGACTGATGTAAGAAACTTCGCCTGACCCCGTTTCGTATAGCTCCGCTTCACTCCCGGCGAAGGATAGTATACGCCCTCTCCACTATGGCTCATCGACATGTCCTCATGCACCACGACGGCATACCCCATCGCCGCTCCACCAGCCGCCCAGCGAACTTCGACACCCTTCCTCGTCACCTTCGGTTTGGTGACATGGATGCTCGCTCGCAGATCACCGGTCATTACCGGAGTCCGCTGCTTCATCTTGGTCGCCCGTGGTTGTGCGATGGTGTTGAGGATTGAGGCCGACCGCTTCTCAACGACCTCTCCGATGGCGCGAAGGTTTGTTAAGAGGTTCTTCTTACCTGTTCCAAAATTGACTTCGATCCCGTCTTTCCCAGAAGGCATAAGTTCTCATTGCTCATGCTAGACATAACGCGCCGGGGTGGGGGAGCAGCCACTGGGACTCGTATCGGCCACAGCGACCACTCCCCAGACTAACCAACAAACACTACGCTTCAGTGGCTGCGCCACTTGGACGGAAGGTCGCACGAACAATGTGCAAACTTTCCCGATCCAACACACGCTCATAGTCCACAATCCAACCCTCAGTCGTTGTGGTCTTCGATGCTCCATATGTTACGACCATCGTTTTCTGCTGGTCTGCTGGCCCTTGAGCCACATCACCAAGCACAGCATCAGTCGTGTTGGCCGTATCGTCATACCAGGCTTCGATGGAAATATCATCCGTCGACCGCATACCCGTCGCAAGATGCTCTTTCCACGAATCACCGAATCCAGTGGACTCCACCATTCCGGCGTTAATCTTGATCCCGCCAAGAGAGATGATGTATTGAGACAAATCCCTTGCCGTCCCGCCAGAATCGTCAATCGTTACCGTTACACTACTTGGTCCGTATTTAGCCACAACATCCCCCCATGCCTAATGATGAATTACCCTCTAGCGACAGCGACCGTATAAGTAAAACTCGGACTCGACCCTCCAACAGTGGCAGCAACACGTAGATACCTGTTCACCGTCCCACTGGCCGTCTTTCGTTCTGCTCCAATAGCCGTGGCCTGTGTAAACGTCGCCAATGTCGTAAAGGTGGAATCGTCCGCACTATGCTGCACCACAATATCGAGCGTCGGGCTTGACCCACTGGCCGCAGTGACCTGCAAATACAGACCTGCGCCACTTGCAGAGCTAGCCGAGTTATCCAACGAAGCCGAATTGCCAGTTGCCGTCCGAGCCGCAAGAGCCTCTAGAATCTTGCCATCCTCAATTTCCCCAGACGCCGTATATGTGACGTTCAGCTTATGCAAGCCTTCCTTCTCAACAACCCTCGTAACATCTGCGCCGAATGCCCCAGCGAACCCAGTCGCCTTGCTGCCAGCCGTGCTTCCGGCAGGAGCTAACGTGACCACTTGGCTCGTAGTCTCTTTACCCACAAACGCATCAACGGAACTATTCGTCGCGTCATCAAACCATCCACTCTGCGACAACTCAGCAGACAGCACCCCCATCGGCGTCTGCTCTTTCCATGAATCTCCTAGCGCCGTCGTCTCTTCAGTACTGGTCAGTGTTTTATAGGTAACATTCGTCATCACGCCAGCAAGTGAACGGCCACCAACGAGAAAATACCCAACCGAGCTTGGCCCATACTTCGCCATTTACATCACCCCTATTTTTTGCGAGTCGCTGGACGCTTGGGCTTAGGAGAACTCCACGCCGTGTCTTCTTCCTCTTTAGACGCACCGATCTCCACAACCGACCCTTGTTTCAATAGCACCTTTAACGAAGATGGCGGGACGTCATCGCAGAACCCTCCCGGCTTCACTTTCTTCGTTTTCAGCTTTGCTCGTTGCGCCTCAGTCAACTTCGACATCCCACCGGCGCTCTTAATGACGGCTTGGCTTTTTTCGTCAGGATACTCCAGCCCAACAACCGCCTTGAAACGCTTCATGTCGCCTTCCTCTCTGAGCCACACGCCTTGCACAACACGATTGCCTTGCCACCAAACCCCTCATGAGTGAATTGCTTGTCCTTCCCCGCTCCACACTTCGGACATTCGCTCATGATGGGTCTTTAATGATCTGGGCGTTCAGCGCATAGACCGCTCGGCCAGTCTGATCAACCTGAAGCAAGAATGGGCTTGTCGGCTCAACCGTTTCGTAGAATGTGCTGCTCAACGTTTCTGCATCAACCTCACCAAGTGCATCAAATGCAGCCTGACAATTTGCCCTCGCCGTATCGTAGCTCGCGGCACGAGACAAGAACTGAATCCCTGGAAACTCCCTACCGATACCAGCCAATCCGAACTCTTTTTCTCCAGCCGGACCGCCTGTCATCACCACAGCCATTGCCGTGTCTGGAT